CCTGATCGACACCAGCACCGAAGAAACCGTAATCGAATACCGAGAGATTCTCCGCCGTGAAAAAACCTGTGATCTTCCTGTTCCTGCTGACATTGCTAGTGGGTTGCTCGAATACGCGCACCGTTTACGTTCCAGCGCAATGCACTCCGATACCGACAGAGCTGACGCTGCCAATGATAGTGCCACTACCACCAGCTCAATGACGTACTGCCAGGCTGTTTTATGGATTAAGCCGCTTCTGGCCATAATCGAGAAAGGAAATAACAATTTTGCGGGAATACGGCGGATAGAACAAGAGCGTAAATGATGTTCTTCTTAACAGGGGATGTCATGAAAGCCATCCCCATATGGAAATAAGATGTGAGGCACGCACGCACCATAACAATCACAGCTTAAAGGATTATCGATTGTCTGGATGAACTCTCGCTAATAAAGTATTTTTTAAAGCTTCATAGCTTACACCGACACCAGGTATCATATCAGCACGTGCTGGAAGAAAAACATCAAGCATTCTACGATAAATAGCAATTGTAGGCATGTGAGCATTCTTGGTTATATCTTGCTTATTGAAGCGATCCATCTTCTTCAACATATAAGCAATACTCATTAGTCGGCCCTCGTTGTTACCATCAAAGCCTGGGAAGGTCACACTATTAACACCATCGAAATGTCTGACTTCCTCATGTAATTGCCGTTTCTGTGCATCATCTAACTGTTCGTACGTAAAGGACAAGAAGTCGTACATATCTAAGACATCACATACAAATTTAACGTCTTCAGGAGTGTCTTCGTCTGTAGCCAATGATGGGGCATTCCATTCTAAGGCCCATGTGTTATCAGTTGATACCGCTTCCCTGATTAAGTCGGCATCAAAACTGTTTTTAATTCCAAGTGCTTCATGGATATCACAGAGTAAAAGGATTTGTAACTTTTCAGCTTGTGTGTAGCTCATTGAAATCTCCTTAATAAGTGATGAGGCGATCCCATAGTTATGCGTAACCCAAAGCATGTAAATGAATAAATTCACATCTTAGGCAAGCGCGATCAAAGAATTGAAAATTAAAGGACTTAAATGGTGGTGTACTTAACTTGAAAAGTTACATTGGTGGATACTGAGGTATCTATCTTCTTAGATTCGATGGGGCCTACCACGGGGCGGCGCGCTCTCAAGCTCCTACGATTAATGATGTTCTTAGTGCCCCTCACGTTTCCCTTATTCATTTATTTGTCTTATCCCCTTGCGAGGATATTTTCTTATTATCCCCGCACGGGGATAAGACAAACCACTCCAAGAGCGATAAGAAATGAAATCACTAGTCCAAATGCAAGTTGTTAAGTATGCCTCCACGCATTAAAAGACCGTGCAAGCATAAAGGTTGTGCCGCGCTGACAAATGACTCAAGCGGTTATTGCGATCAGCACCGACAGCAACATGCAGGGGATGGTTGGCGAAACTATCTGGGCAGTAAGAGTCGACATGAACGCGGTTATGGACGTCCATGGGAAATCCGGCGGGCCCGGATTATTCAGCGCGATAAACATATATGTCAGGAGTGTCGGCGCAAAGGGATCGCCACGCGTGCGAGTACCGTCGACCATATCATCGCAAAGGCGCACGGTGGAACGGATGACGATGACAACCTGGAGTCATTGTGCTGGCCATGCCATAGAACGAAGACCGGTAAGGAGCGTATCCGATGAGCTACACCCGTTGCACCTATTGCGGCTCATACCTGCACACGGTCGCTAACTGTCCTAATACATGGGGCGGTTCATCACGCCGTGCTAGCCTGCGCTGCAGCTATTGTGGGAAGTCTGGGCACAACTCAAATGCCTGCCCCCACAACGATAGCAGCGGGCGTAGGCGCAGCCTGAGCGATGACTTCCACCTCGACTGAGGCCGGGGCGACAGGGCGGGCGGTGGCGACAGGGGTAGGGGGGGCAAAATCCCAAACCCCTTTCGCTTTTAAGGACTGCCGCTCCCGGTAGTTTTTTGCGCGTGTGAAATAAAAACTTTTTTTGCTGCATTTTTTCAGGTGTTGAGTATGGGAAAAGGAATGCGATCACCCGGTGGGGGAAGGAAATCTGGCAACACTGGATCACAGGTCAGTTCTGTTACTCGCGCGGTCACCCCTCCCGATGAGTTACTTGGTGATATGGCTGTCGATGCCTGGCGTCGGACATGCCGAATCCTTATCGACCGTGGCACGTTCGAAATGGAGGACTGCTATCTGCTGATGGAATACTGCAATACCGTTCAGCTCCTATACGATGCCAATCAGGAAATCAAAGCGGATGGAATTGGCGATGAGACAGCTGCCGGTGGGCAGAAAATGGGCGCGGCAGTAAAGGCTCGTGACAAATACATCTCACAGCTTATTCGACTGAGCGTGGTTCTGAAACTTGATCCAAATAGCAGGATGGTAAAACGACCTCCACTCGCAGGCGGTAAAGCCGAAAACGAATTTGACGAATTTTGATTGGGGCGATGGTCCCAATTTTAGGGACTTATTATGGCCGCGTACCCGAGCGTCAATATGGCGAACCAGTATGCGCGGGATGTGCTGAACGGGAAAATACTCGCCTGCAAGAGCATCCAGCTGGCATGCCAGCGCCATTTTAATGAACTGAAAATTTCTCTCGATAAGGATTATCCCTACCGATTCGACCGTGAACTGGCGGAACGGGCCTGCCGTTTCGTTCAGCTATTACCGCACTCCAGCGGTGACTTAGCTGGTCAAAAACTGAAGCTTGAACCATGGCAGGCGTTTGCATTTAGCTCAATTTTCGGCTGGGTCACGAAAAAGACCAAAAAACGCCGATTTCGCGAAGCGTATATCCGCGTGGCCAGGAAAAACGGGAAATCGTTTTTCGCGGCAGGCATTGGCACGTACATGTTCTGCGCTGACGGTGAAAACAGCGCAGAAGTGTACTGTGGAGCCACCACGATGGCGCAGGCGAAAAAGGTATTCACCCCAGCCAGACAGATGGCAGATCGCCTTCCGTCGCTCCGCTCAAAATTCAACATTTCGGTATGGGTGGACAGTCTGACCCGTCCGGATGGTTCGCTTTTCGCTCCCATCGCCGGGAAGCCTGGCGATGGTGACAGCCCACACTGCGCAATCATTGATGAATATCATGAGCACGATACGGATCACATGTATGAAGCCATGACGCTGGGTATGGGCGCACGTTCGCAGCCGCTGACGCTCATCATCACCACGGCGGGTACGTCGCTGGAATCGCCATGCTACGACAAAGATAAACAGGTCAAGGAGATGCTCAACGGACATGTCCCTAACGACCGCCTGTTTGGCCTGATTTACGAGCTCGATGAAGGGGACGACTGGACCGACCCGACCAACTTTATTAAAGCGAATCCGAACCTCGACGTGTCGATTTCGTATGACGATCTGCTGGCCGAGATGGAGGTAGCAAAACAGGTTCCCCGTAAGGTGAACGCTTTCAAAACGAAGCGTCTCAATATCTGGGTATCCGGAAAGGCTGCGTTCTATAACATGACGCAATGGCATGCTGCAGCCGATAAATCCCTGCGCTACGAGGACTTTGCTGGCGAGGATTATTACCTCGGTCTGGACCTTGCACAGCGTCTGGACCTTAACGCCGGAGTCGGAGTTTTCGTTCGCGAAATTGAGGGGAAGAAACACTACTACTGCATCAGGCCGAAATTCTGGGTACCGGATGACACGGTCAGAAGCACGGACCCGAAAATCGCCAAAACCGCAGACCGATATGTGAAGTTCGTCGAAATGGGGGCACTTGAAGCGACAGACGGGGCAGAAGCGGATTATCGCGAAATCCTGGCCAGTATTATCGATCTTCAGGAAATTGATAAGGTTCGCATCAGCGAGATCCCCATCGACCCCAGCGGTGCCACGGCACTCAGTCACGAACTGCAGGACCACGGTTTCGAACCCATATCTATCCGGCAGGACTACACCAACATGTCGCCTCCTATGAAGGAGCTGGAAGCTGCGCTTGCTGGCGGACGTTTCCACCATGACGGGAACCCCGTACTGTCATGGTGTATCAGCAACGTCATCGGGAAAAATGTCCCCGGTAGCGACGATATCGTCCGGCCTACGAAGGGTGACAAACAGTCAAAAATCGACGGCGCGACAGCGCTGTTTATGGCATTAGGCCGCGCAATGCTGAACGGTCGGGCCAGCAATCAATCCGTTTATGATGAGGAAGACGTCGCATGTTAACGGCAATTATTACATTTATGATCGGCCTGTTCGGCGCGGCGCTTATTTCGTTTGGCGCGTGGATGGTCTTCCCGCCTGCAGGCGTTATTGCTGCAGGCGTGTTTTGCCTGCTGGCATCCTATTTTGCTGCCAGAGCCGCCGCGCCAGCGAATGATTCACCAGGGGGTAACTGATGTTCATTCCTCAGTTCTTCCGGGGTAAGGCGCGTCCGGGAGGGAGTAACTGGACAACGGTTCTCGGTAGCGTCAGCGCCAGCAAGAGCTCATCGGGAATGCTGGTAACGCCGGAAACGGCAATGGGTATCGGGGCCATTCGCGCCTGCGTAACGCTCCTTGCCGAATCCATCGCCCAGCTGCCCTGTGAGCTTTACCAGCGCGACGAAAAAGGCGGTCGACGCAGGGCAACGGATCACCCTCTGTACGATGTGATCCATTCGCAGCCGAACAGAAAGGACACCAGCTTTGAATATTACGAACAGCAGCAGGGCGTGCTGGGGCTTGAGGGGAACAGCTATTCTCTGATTGACCGTCACGGCAACGGCGATATCGCTGAACTTATCCCGATAAACCCCAAAAAGGTCATTGTCCTGAAAGGGGCTGACGGGATGCCATATTACGAGCTGCCGGAGCTGGGTGAAACGGTGCCGATGCGTATGATGCATCACATCAAGTATTTCTCGCTCGACGGGTATATCGGCACATCACCAATTCAGACGAATGCGGACGTTCTCGGGCTGGGAATGGCGGTAGAGCAGCACGCCGCGCAGGTATTCGCCCGTGGCACCACGATGTCCGGCGTGATTGAGCGTCCCAAAGAGGCGGGAGCCATCAAGAGCCAGGCGTCAATTGACAAGCTTCTGGCCAAATGGA